AGGGTATAGAGACAAGGTGGACATGGATAAAAATCTACGAGGATTAAATATAACTAAAAATAAGATAACAGGGTGGCATGGAATGATACCATGCAATATAATCCCAGAACTGTCGAGGTATGAGGAATGATCACTACATTTGATGTAGAGACTAGCTTTCAAGTAACTGATGAAGGTAAACTAGACCCATCAGCAAAAAACCCACACAACTTTTTAATTTGTATGGGTTTGAATGATGACTATATCTTTTTTAAGCATAATGAGTTCAGGGGAACTCCTGATAGAAAGAGGGTACAAGGTATACTAGATAAAACTACTCTATTAGTTGGTCACAATATAAAGTTTGACTTAATTTGGTTATGGGAATCTGGATTTTCTTACTCAGGCAGGGTCTATGACACCATGATAGGCGAATATATGCTTAATAGAGGCTTAAAACGCAGTTTAAAGCTAAAAGATTGCTGTGTTAGAAGAAATGTTACGCAAAAGTCTGATTTAATGGAAGGGTTTATCAAAAACAAGACCTCATTTGAGAATGTGCCTATAGGAATGCTAGAAGAGTATGGTAGATTTGATATAAAATCAACACGATCATTGTTTGATGCCCAAATAGAACAGTTTAAGATACCTAAGAATAAAAAATTAATAAAAAGTACTAAGATGATGTGTGAGTTTCTAGTTGTATTAGCTAATATGGAAAACAATGGCATTTACATTGATGAGGAGGCATTAAAACAAGTAGAAAAGGATTTCCAAGAAGAACAAGACAGACTTCGTGTAGAAATTGATGAAACTATATATAAAAAAATGGGAGATACTTCTATAAATCCTTCTAGTCCAGAGCAATTGTCCTGGTTAATCTATGGAGCAAAGGTTACTGACAAAAAGAAATGGTCTGTACAATTTAATTTAGGATTAGACCCATTTACAAAGAAGCCAAAGAGAAGATATCAGTATTCTAAAACAGAAATGAGAAAGATTTTTGATATGTTTTTACAACCTGTGTATAAAACTAAAGCACAACAATGCCCTACTTGTAATGGAAAAGGGCATATACAAAAGTATAAAGTTAATGGAGACCCTTATAAAAATCTTACTAAGTGTATGGATTGTGGAGGCAAAGGTTTTATTTATAAAAATTTAAAAGAAAGAGCAGGATTTAATGCTAAAGTAGAATCTGTTATGGATATTGCTGAAGGCGGTTTTAAAACTGATAAAAATACTTTACTCAAAGTGGCAAAAACAGGTAATGAAGAATTGCGAGATTTTATAGAAAAGATATCTAGGTACAATGCTTTAGATACATACTTAAAAACTTTTGTTGAAGGTATTAAAAAGCATAAAACAGAAGTTAATTATTTGTATCCAAACTTTATGCAATGTATTACAACAACAGGCAGACTATCTAGTCGTGACCCAAACTTCCAAAATCAACCAAGAGGTGGTACTTTCCCAATACGAAAAGTTATTCGTTCACGATTTGATAATGGAAATATTATGGAGATAGATTTTGCACAATTAGAATTTAGAACTGCTGTCTTTCTAGCACAAGACAAACAAGGACTAAAAGATATTAATGATGGCGTTGATGTCCATCAATTTACTGCTGATACAATAGGGTGTTCTAGGCAACAAGCTAAAGCGCACACATTTAAACCTTTGTATGGTGGGATGTCAGGGACTGAAGATGAAAAGAAATACTATACAGAATTTCTAAAAAAATACCCTGACATAAAAGTTTGGCATGATAAGCTGCAAAGTGAGGCAATACGACATAAAGTCATAACTCTACCAACAGGTAGGCAGTACGCTTTTCCAAGTGCAGAACGCATGCCATGGGGTGGCTCAAGCTTTTCAACACAGATAAAAAACTATCCTGTGCAAGGCTTAGCCACTGCTGACATTGTTCCTCTAGCATGTATCCTTTCTCAAAAATTGCTAGAGAGCAATGGCACAAAGAGCATCTTAATCAACACAGTGCATGACTCTATAGTCGCTGATGTATTTCCTGGTGAGGAACAAATAGTAGCCGAGTGTTTAACACAAGGTTGTTTGGGTGTGGTTGATGAACTTATGGAGAGGTATAGTGTTGATTTTGATGTTCCATTAGAGGTTGAGATAAAGGTTGGACCAAATTGGTTAGACACTACAATTTATCATTGACAAAGACTAATATATGTGGTATATTAGATATAACAATAAAGCACTGGAGGTGCAAATATGAGTAATGAAGTAAAACCTTTTGAGTCTCTTTCTAACGAAGAGATAATGAAGATGACAGGGCAAGATGACGGATCTCAAATGGGGTCTGGTACTTTGCCAAGATTGGCAATAAACAGAGCTGCTGAAGATGATGATGGGAATGCCTTGAGAGCAGGGGTATATAATATTTACGATCCTGAATCAGAAGCTAAAGTCTATAGCTTAAAAGATACAGCAGTACAGTTTCGACCATTTATTAACGCTTATCAATACATGGAATATGACGCAGATGCTAACAAATATGCCTCTACATCAGTAATCTTTAAATCATGGAAAGATGAGCCTATTGACACAAAAGGGGGAGTACGATGCGGAAAAGTTATTGGTAAAGATAAAGAGCAACTTACTGAAGCCGAAGTAGACGCACAAAGAAACATAAAATGCTACAGATTAGTGTATGGGCTACTTAGCATGGAGTGTACTAAAGCAGATGGTACAGCAACAACTGTAACTGAAATGCCTGTTTTATGGCGTGTAACAGGTATGAATTTTAAACCTATTGGAGAAACTCTAAAAGGATTAAAAGGCAGAAATAGTTTGATGTTCAATCATGTGCTAAACTTAACCACTAAACGAAAGAAGAGTGGAAGTAATACGTTCTATGTAGCATCTATTGATACTGATAGTAAGCAAGTTGAATTTTCTAAGAAAGACCTTGAGCATATGGATATGTTTAATGAGTTAATTCAAGATGAGAATAAGAGGATTGCAGAGCAATGGAAACAAGCTAATGCTACTAGTGTAAGAGATGATGCTAGTGCTAAGATCGTAGAAGCTGTGGCAGAAGACAGTCCAGAGGAGTTCTTAGCCAACTAATGTCAAACTCTATTTTAAACAGAGTACAAATGTTTCTCACAGAGGCTAACAAAGCCTCTGTGGGTGTATCTAGTACGATAGTGAATGAGTTTGGAGAAGCGTGTAAAGATGCTTTTAAAAAGCAGTTTACTGAACAGCGTGATAATAAATTTACAACACGCATGTCAAGTATAGGCAGACCTCTTTGCCAATTACAAATGGAAAAATCTGGAGCAGAGCCAGAACCCATGCCTTACAATACGAAAATGAGAAACCTATTTGGTGATATGATTGAAGCTGCAGCAGTAGCAATACTAAAAGCTTCAGGAATTAAAGTAGATGATATTCAGAAACATGTTAAATATAAATTTGATAATAACGAAGAAATTTCTGGAACATATGATATTAAAATCCAAAATAAAATATATGATATTAAAAGTGCATCGCCCTGGGCATTTGAACATAAATTTAGTGATGAAGGAGGTTTTGATGCTATACTGAAAGAGGATACTTTTGGATATGTATCTCAAGGATATCTATATTCTAATGCAGAAAATACAGACTTTGGAGGGTGGATTGCTATTAATAAATCTACAGGAGAATGGGCAGTAACCGAAACACCATTGTCAGACGACCACCATTCACAAGAAGCTATTAAGAAAGCTAAAGATAATATGGAAGCGTTAAATTCAAATGCCCCATTTAAAAGACTATTTAAAGATGAAGATGAATACTTTAACAGAAAAGCTACAGGTAATAAAATATTACCATTGCAATGTAGATTTTGTGCATATAAAAAACCTTGTTGGGGAGAAAAGTTAAAACATTTACCTCAACAACAATCTAAAGCACTTACTCCTAAATGGGTATGGTATACTGAAGTTAATAATCCTAGGGAGGAAGATGGACACACGAAGTAAAAAAGCTAAAGGAAGAAGACTGCAAAATTGGGTAAGAGATAAACTCTTATCTGCATTCCCTTCTTTAACTACTGATGATATATCAGGGGCTATTATGGGAGAAACTGGAGTTGATATTAAATTTTCAACTAGGGCTAAAGAATTGATACCTTATTCTATAGAATGTAAGAATAAAGAAACATTCAAAGGTATATACGATATTATGGTACAAGCAAATCATCATATAAAAGAAAACGAAACAGCAATTGCTGTTATAAAAATGAATCAGCGTGAACCTTTAATGATAGTTGATGCAGAACATTTTATAAATTTAATAAAGGAGAAAAATGCCGAAAAAAAATAATAGTATAAAAGAAGCTATACTTGTTTCTATTTTACCGACAGATAATGGATTTGCGTGTACTGTGTTGCCTTCAAATAATGCACCACAGGTAGAGAGTTATGCTGTTGCATTAACAATAGCACATGGAATGGTAAAAGTTTCTGTAGAAGAACCTGATTATATATTTGATAAAGGTATACAAGCTATGCAAGAAACAAGTAGTGAAAACAGAGTAAGTTTTGAAGATTTATTAACAAAAAGGAAGGAGAAGTTGCACTAATGACAACTCATCTAGTAATACCAGACCCTCATGTAAAAATGGGAGTAAGCAACGACAGATTTACCTGGGCAGGAAAGTTCGCTAAAGAATTAAATCCTGACATAGTTATTTGTCTAGGAGATTGGGTTAATATGGACTCCCTATCTCATTTTGATAGAGGTAAAAAATCTTTTGAAGGTAGGAGGTATAGAAAAGAAATAGACCATGCAGAAGAAGCTTTAGAATTATTTAACAATAGTTTTAAGAATAAACGAACTAGAAAAATCATGTTAGGAGGTAATCATGAGCATAGAATAACGAAGTTTGTTGAAGACAATCCAGAGCTGGAAGGTACATTGAGTGTTGATGATATTCCCTTTACCAAATACGGGTGGGAATACCATGACTATGAAAGAATAGTAGAACTTGATGGAGTTCTATATTGTCATAACATAGCTAGTGGTGTTATGGGTAAACCTATTAGTGGAGATTACGTTGCTTCTAATTTATTAAAGAAGAACTTTCAATCTGCTACTGTAGGGCATTCCCATTTATTTGATTATGCAGTTAGATCAATGCACAATGGTAGAAAGATTATGGGATTAAATGCAGGGTGCTATTTAAACCATAAAGAAAGCTTTGCAAAAGGCACACAACATTTATGGTGGAGTGGACTTATTGTAAAGAGAAACGTAGATAAAGGAGAGTATGATTTACAATCTATTAATATAAAGGAGTTGAGAAAAAAATATGAAAGACGCAAGTAGTTTATTAAGTATAGCGGATGAACTCGTATCAGGAGATAGAGCAAAAGAGTATGGCGATAAAGAAGTTATGCATAATAATATAGCTAAACTTTGGTCTGCTTTTTTGAATATAAACATCACAGGACATGATGTTGCTTTGATGATGACGTTATTAAAAATGGCTAGAACGAAAGCCGGGAATGTAAGTGAAGATACTTATATAGATATGGCAGCATATAGCGCCATAGCAGGTGAATTAAAATATAGGGGGAACGATGGACAATAACTATTTAATAACACAGGAACAAGTAAATACAGTTGTAAAATATATGTTTACTAGACCTTACGCAGAAGTAGTGCAACTTATAAATCTATTAGGCAAACTGCCTAAATTAGATCCTCAGATTAGACCTGAGTTTGTTAAGGAAGACGCTAAAAAGAAATGAAGAAAAAAGAGGAGGCTATTCTTTTTAGAACCACTGTTCTTGTAAACGAAAAGGGGGAAGTAGTAGTCGACCATGAGTCCTTACCTAATGACCAAGTACTTAAGAAACTAGGTAAGGGCTATCATGCAAATTTAATTACTACAATAGTAGGTCATTGTAAGTCTAAAACTTATGACTTTGATGACTCCCTAAATGTTTTATTAAAAGATTTTTAAGCTATAGCAGGCTTCATTAACCCGGAGTTTGCTGTAGTATTTTGTACATTAGGGTCAGGCTGAATATTCATAGCATCTGTCATAGGTGTAGGAATATCTTCAGGAGCAGGAGCCACAAACTCAGGATCACCTTGAGGTACTTTTACTGCTTCTTTTTCTTGAGAATTTTGAGTTTCTAAAGGAGAAGGTGGAGACTTTACTTCAGCCATTAATCCAGGACTTGCAGTGGTATCTGGATTTGTAACTGCAGCCATAGATCCGTATTCATTTACTAAATCATTAAAATTTAAATCTTTCATAGCTGCTAATAAATCTCCTATAATTAAGGGTCTTGATACATTACCTTCCATAGGCGTAGTAGGAATTTCTCCTACACTTTCTCTATTTAATTGATCTGTTAATTGTTGTGTGACTGGTAGTGCCATTATTCTCTCCTATTTTTCCATCCGTTTATAAAATTCCCAAGGCATTGCTCCCACAAATGCTTCATAATCAGGTGTTTTTCCTTTTTCTAGAAATCCTTTTGCTTTTTCTATTAAAGTTTTTTCTTTTGGTTCTAAAAGTTTATTTTTTTCTTCTAGTATTTTTTTAGAAGCATCTATAACTGCTGATGCTAACTTAGGCATATCTTTTTCTAATCTTTCATACGTCATAGGTACATTACCATAGATAGAGTCATGAGGATAGCCAATATCTTTTGTTGTTTCTTCAATCCAATCCTTATGCATTTTTTTGCTTTCTGGAAAAAGCTGCATATCTATAAATCTTACTAATATCTCTTCCCCTAGGGATTTAAAATTTTCGTATTTTCCATAAATAGATTCATTAAAATCTTTAAATATCTCTGGGTGTTTTTTAAATGCTCTGTGCCTAGCCTCATGCAGCACAACAGTTTTAAAAGCAGGGTCATAACTTGTTACACTAGGGTGATACATTATCCCTAACTTGCCTTCTAAGTCAGGTCTAACTCTAGCTACTGATCTGATGCTTTGTCTGTATTCTTCCCCAGAACCCACCTCGCCCATAGTACCTGCAGGCAGGTGGTACTTATCTGTTAAAGGCTTTGGAAACATTGCTCCTACATTAACATCAAAACCTAATTGTGCTATAGGGTCTCTAGCTAGATCTTCTTTGAAAAATTCATAAGAGAATTCTTTTCTAGCTGATGGGGGAGATGTTGGATCATGCTTTGATAAAAATCCTGACTTCCAATCTGACATTACAGTACTTTTGATAAAATAATAACTGTAATTATAATTAAACCTGCAGTAATAAGTTTGCCTTTTTTATTAAGACCTTCCCATTTTGTTTTACAAGTTGCATATAAATCTATAACTTTTCCTAAATATTTATTCATATTTCCTCCTATGCATTTTCCATTTGTTGACTTAGTTGTTGTGCTCTATTGGGAGTTTGTTTTGCCCATCTCGAATCGAGCATGGCAAGAGATGCTCCCTTCATGTCTTTGTTTTGTAAGCAGGCAATCATATCTTTAAATTTAGATACGCCTGCAAAACCCATTTGATAAATCATTTCACATAATATGCATTGTGCATCTATGCTTATATTTAAGTTATTATCTTCACAAAACTTCTGAGTAAGTTTCCACGCTTTATCAAAGTCCTCATCAAATAGTTTATCCCAACCTTCTTTAGTTGTTGGAGGTACTTCTCCTGGTAACATTTTATGACCATAGCCCCCTGTGTCAAAGCCTAGCGTGTCGACATAGACATCTAATCTATACCCTTCATGCTCCTTAATTTGTTCTTTTAATTTCTGTATTTGTATACTAATCATTATTGTAAACACTCCTATTTTTTAAATAATTTTGCAGCACCTTGTGCTCCCTTAATTCCAAAGCTTGCGCTTATGGCGATATATAATAAATTGTGATAATATGATGGTAAATCTTGTAAGGCAACAAATCCTTTATGTATATGCTCTTGCCAAGGAGTAAATACAAGTACAGCAGGTAAAAGTAGCACTACTAAACTTACCTCGTCTTTCCAGGACCCTTTCATCTGATCAACCGCACTGGCTTCCCACGAAATTTTTCCTGCGATTTGCTGTTCTTTCAAAGCTTTTGCTGCTTTAATTTCAGTAACAGCTAACTCTGCTTTTGCTTTCTTTGTCTCTACGAATCCTGTAACAGCATTTCCTGCTACTGATAGTAAAGGTTTAATTAATAATGATAACATATTAGTCTCCTCTATTAAAATTTATAAATGGCTCACGAACTTCTAAATCCATATCGTCTATACTTTTCATTATTTTGTCAAAGAAAGTTGCCATAAGTTTGTCTATCTGGGACAATTTAAATTTTTTCATCTGTCCAGACATTTCTTTATCTTGTATAATAAGATTTCTTTGGGTATTAAGCTTTGCTGCAGTTCTGCCATAGTTCTCTAGTCTACCCGATATTGCTAGTAATTCTAGATTTTCAGGGTCTTGTAAAAACTCTCTTAATAGTTCTACTTTACCTTCATCTTTAAATTTCATCATTTGATTTCTTGCTTTAGTTGCTTCAGCTTTGAATCTGTAAAAGTCTGCTTCAGCTTGTGTAAATTTAGGAGGATCTAGTTGTAAGAATCTTTTTATAAAAATAAACTCATCTAATCTTTTATCTGGCATTTCTGCATCAGAGAATATATCAAAAGTTTCATCTACTAAATCTAAAAGGTATCCACCCATTGCACCTGTATATGCATTCCAAAAGTTTTCAAACTGTATAGGAGACATTAGGTATTTTCTAATTGCAGGAGGAGCGCCTTCAATTGCAGCAGTTATAGTTTTACTACTCCAAGGATAAGATTGACCATAGTCAGGCAAACTGTTTTGCATGTTTGGAGATATAACAGGAGACCCAAAGAATGTTCTATTTCTTGCTGTATTAAATAAAGGAGATATTACTTGTGGCACATAAGATAGTCTAGCTTGATTTTTTAACACTGTCCATGAGGTAAGAAGAAACTGATCTCCATTTTTAGTACCATCTAAAGTTTCTAAAAAGTTTGTTAGTATAGTCCCTATTGCGCCAAATTCAAAAGGCTTTGGAATCTTAATAAAATTACCATCACCGATAGGTATCATATAATGTAAGTCTCGTATTTGCTGAGATGTGTTTTGATAATTAGGATCATCCTTATTAAGAATATGAAGTAGTAAAGAAGGAGCAGCTACATACGCTGTTATTTTAGAAATAACTGCTGCCCTAACTTTAGGACCTTCGTTTTTAAGTGCTCTTACAGTCCTATAAATACCTTGAATACCTGCATTTAGAAAGGGAACAGTAGATGTATACTGTCTAAAGAAAGTATTTGCACCATGCATACCAAAATCTACAGCAACTTCTCTAGAAGCTAAAGCCGATTCTCTTGCAGAATATCCCATCTTTCTAAGCATTGTATACTCTGTAAAACGAGATGCGTTCTCAAAACTTGTGACAACTTCACCATACCTATCTATAAATTTTTTAGGTCTATCCAATACATTTTTATAATTAGATCCTAACTTTCTATGAAACTCTTTTAAGAATGTCTCAGATACTTCTCCTCTCCATAAAGTAGATCCAAAAGATCCTCCATTTAATTTAAATTCTTCGTAAAGTTCTTTGTAAGTAATTTGTGAACCATCTTTTAGTGTTAGTCTTGCATTGCTTTGAAATCTTTGAGATGTCTTTACAGCAGTACTTAGCATAGGTATATAGAAAGGATTCTTAGATAGTATAGCTGAAGAAAAAGTATCCCTTAATAAGTTAGCACCTGCAAAAAATCCTGGGTCCATAGTAACACCTTTGGTCAATAGGTTTTTAAAACCTGCCGCTGCTCTTACAAGGGCATTTGTTTTAGCAAACTGTTTAGGACTTATAGAATTTAAAGTTAAAAATAAATACTCATTTTTTACGTCATATACTGTAGGTACTATTGTGTCTTCAAGTTCTCCTGTTTTTTTATTTTTAACTTGTTTATTTCTAAATACAATAAACTGCCTTTGTCCTAAGGGTATATTTTCAGATCTAAACAGAGTAAGTCCATCTAAATCTTCTAATGTGTTAGGGTCAATAGCTAGAGGTTGTCCATCTTTTTTACTTTTTCTTATAAGGGCAGATTCAATTTCGTTAGACTTTAAAGTTATAGCTTTTAGTTGCGTTTTTGTATTTTCTCTTGCCCATGCCGTTAAACCTCCGTCTTGTCCTGGTTTTATACCTTTATTGGCTTGGTCTATTAGATCAAAAGTATTTCTTAATACATAATTTTTATAAGATGTTGATATAATACTATTAATATTTTCTACATAGTTATCAAATAAATTTCTTAAAGGTAATTCTCCTGCTTTAGGATCAAAACCTATAGGTGCAAACTTTGCTTTTCTTTTAACTGCTGATCCCCCACCTCTAGCAAGATTAACTAAGTGCTCATCTGTAGTTAAGTCTCTGTATAAAGGTACATAAGGCATTCTAGCTTTTATTAGTTCAGCTTTTCTAGCTGCTGTAATAAGACCTGCGTCTACTGCAAAATCTAATAATTGAGAGTTAAACTCATTTAAAGCGTTCATTGCATTTTGGTATTCAGGTATCAGGTCACCTTTTTTTGTTTCTGTAAGTAAATCCTTTTTTACCTGATCTGCATTTTTAAATAGACTTTTAAATTTACCGTCAGATAAAGATAGTAAACTTTTAGCACCTATATAATTAAAAAATTCATCAGCGTTATATTTTTTTCCTAGATTCTTTTGTAATAAAACTTGAAGACCATCTCCTGATGCTACAGATGATCCATCTTTAAATTTAAATGTTTTTCCAAATAAGAATTGTTCTATCATTCCACCTACAGCAGGTAGGAATCTAGATTCTGCGTATACTCCTAATTGATCTTTATACTTTGATGCTAATCTAGGTATACTTTTTACCCCTGCTTTTGTAGCAGCTTCTTCTAAAAATCTTAGTCCTGCATTACTATCTAGATATTGAATAACGCCTTTCTTAACCATAGAACTATTAAAGAAATTGAATTTTAATTTTTCACTAAACGTTTTTTTAGCTGCAACAAATTGTTTTACACCTGTAGTGCCTGCAGGTTGTGGTGAAAATACCTCATCAGTTTGAGTTACTAATGATTCTTTGACTTCTGCGTCTGTAGTTCTTGCTACCTCTTCATTTTTGCCTCTTCCTACACCTACATTTATATCCTTTTTAATTTTTTTTGCCGCCCCGCTTTGTAGTTTATATGTTCCTCTTCTTATATCTTCCAAAAATGTATTATAGGAATCAGTTCCAACTTCTCTATTAGGATTATCTAAATCTCTAGTCCTTACTGTTCTATTATTTATCCCTAATTTTTTATTGACTTCCATTATATCTAATATTTCAAATCTATTGCCCTTCTTATCAGTATATATTTGTCCTGCTTTAGGTTCTATATCTTCTCCTAGCTTTAATTCTTTTATAGCTTTTTTTGCAATACTATCTCTACTCCAAACAAAACCTTTAGCTACGCCATTAGTAAATGCAGGAATAAATGCAGAAGGTATTGCACCTGCAATAATATTTTTTAATCTTTCCATTTTAGGATCTCCGTTAGGATCTGTTTGCAACCATTGAGTTAATCCATTTTTTGTAGCAGGAAATCTAACTAGTAAGTCTGCAAGGTTAGGATCATAAGGAGCAAAGAAAGCGCCATCTGCTAATGCACCTGCGCCTAAAGCAAGACCTGCTGTTTCCTTTCTGTTTAAAGTTTTTTTTATGAAAGGCTCTCCAAGTTTTTCTGTAAAAGGTTTTTTTAAAACGACAGGCTTTCTACCTACAGTTTTATTAGCTGCATCTATTAATAGTTCTGTTTTTGTTTTTGTTTCTCTAGGACCCCTAAGTATAACCTCAATTTCATCTTTTTTACTTTCTGTTCTTAATATTTTTTGTTTTTTAAATTGGTCTCCTTTTAAATGGGCTTTTAAACCTTTGGCATTTTTAACAAATAGATAACCCCCTTTAGCTATTTTATAAGCACCTGTATAAGGTATAAAAAATTGTGAAGCAGGTCTTACAAATTGACCTATTTTAGTTTTAGCCTCTGGTATTAGATAGCTTATCTCTACTTCTTTATCTTTAGGTACTACAAAATTATAAGCTGATTCTGCAGCATCTACAATTCCTCCTATAGGTTGTGTAAAAATATCAGATAATAGTTTTTCAGCATAAGGCTGATCTTCTTCTTTTTTATCTCTTTTGTATTGATATTTACCTTCTCTAATTTGATTTACTATAGATTCAGTTTTTGTTACCATATACTATTGCTCTTTGGGTCTTCCAGTTGCTCTATCGTGAGTTTTGTCCCATAAAGTTATCCAGTTTTCTCTAGTCTTGTTACCAAAGAATTTATCACCTATATTAGGCATAGGCTCTACGTGACCTGCAGGTAGAGTAGGACTCTTAAATAACAGATATCCTGTGTCAGTATCGTATAAACGACCTGCAGCTAAAGACCCACTAGCACTGTCATCTAAAGGAACTACAAAAGTTTCTCTTTGACCTCCTGCACCTGCCCTTATTCTACTAGATTGAGTATCTGTAAGCGCATCTTTTTCTAACCACTTGGTTACAGCTACACTTTCTTCAGCAGCTTTTACTTCACCTTTTGTTAAGTCAGATGTAGGCTTATCGAGCATACCAGGAAATAATTCTGGAATTATATAGTTATCCATTACAAAGTCTACATCGCTTGCTATATTATCTCTATCTGGACCTAGATGATTCACTAAAGCTGCTACTAAATCATCTCTTTGCTCTGCATCATTAGGATCATTTACATACTGAGATACTATATCATTGATAATAGATTTGGCAGCAGGAAATCCACCTTGTGTATTTACCCTAAATATGCCTCCTATTTTTTCTTCAAATGCCTTTTCTTCAGTTTCTAATGTTTTTTGAGTAATATTTTTATACTTATTAGAAAGATTTATCATATCTGAAGAAGTTCTAAGATTTTCCAAGTCCCTATCAGCTAATTCCTGTGCTTGTGAGGCTATAGTAGTATCTGTTTTGCCAAAACCAAATTCCTTTTTAAAATCATCATCCTTCATTTTTGTTAAGATTCCTGTATGAAATTCTATTGCCCTGCCATCTAGATCATTATGATATAATGCAAGTCTTGAAACCAAATCATTAAGATTAGGAGACATATACTTAGTATAATCACTACCATAAAGTTCTTTTAATATCTCTTCAGAAATATTTTGATCCGAATATCTACCTACAAGTTCATTGAAAGCTGCAAATAATGCGCCTGCTTTAGCATTAGTTTCCATCCCCGGCATCTCAATTATAGTGTCATCTCCAACCTGTCTAGTTCTAATATCATCATTTGTAAGATAGTCACTTACTGTTACAAGAGCATTTATAGCATTATTTGTTTCACCTACTGTAACCTTTATAGGTTTTTTTACATTTAATAACTTCTCTGTAGCCTCAATATCACCTGATGATACAGATGATGATTCTTTGGTACTATCAATTAATTGAATGTCATAACCCATATTAGACAGCATTTCAGTATATTCTTTTATACCAATTTCATAAGCATTAAAGGTAGTCTCTTCACCCCTTCCAGGGACCTGCTGCTGTACTGTTGAAAACTCTGCTAAATCCAAATTTGTAATAAGTGCGAGTTCGTTAGGCATACGATTAATACTAATTGTATCCATTCTTGAGGGATCTGTATAAGAAATTCCTACGCCATTAACTGTCCATGTATTTTTAAGATTTGGGGCTACTACCATATATCTTACATTATAATTTTCCTTAACCCCATCAAATAGTGAAGCTGCTTGTAGTGTTGTAAAATTTTCAGAATCATCACCAACATAATCTACACCAAACTGCTTAAAATAATCATCTACAGGCATAGGACCATAATTTGTAGGAACATAATATACACCCCCTTCTTTTTTGTGAAGTTTTCCCTCACCATCTGTAAAATGATTCAGTTTTGCATATGCGGTTACTATATTCTTGCCATCAAGAGATATAAATTGTTTACCTTCTCCTGCTACGTCTGTGCTTGCTTTTCCATGAATCCACTCATGAGGTGTGTAGGTACTATAATCTTCTACTGGTGTGAACATGCCTATAGGACTTACTACTTTCAATGGTTCTTTGAAAGAAGTTTCAGAAAATTGAGATTTTACAATATTATCTGATATATTGGCGTTTTCTGCTACGTCATTAACTACTTGTTTAGAATCAAATACGTCCGCTCCTCCTCCTCCTGCGTCTGACCCTACATTATTTATTTTTGATGTATTGGAATTTAATTCAGCTTCCCATACAAACTTTCCTATTAAGTTTGGATTGGGATGGAAATTAATTTTAGATTTATGCCATACAGGACTTTGATAAAGTTCTACTCTTTGGCTATACCAAGTATTTAAATAATCAGGACCCATTAAGGCGAACTGTGCCTCTTGATCTATATACTCTTGAGGAAATCCCATATCTAATAAAATTTTATTCATCTTTTCTTTTTGTTTGTTTGCCTTATCATTTTCTTTCTTAGCATTAATTTCATATTCTTTTTCCATTAGCGTAATACTATCATTCAATTCAGCTTTTCTTAAATCATCTAATCTTTGTTTTTCATTAATTGCTTGTATTTTTGCTACTTCACCTTCAGCAAAACCTTTTGCAAAACTAGTAAAAAATCCCATTATGCATCTCCTTTTGCCATTAATCCTGATGGCTGTTCTTGTAATTCTTCTTTAACTTCAGAAACAAATTGCTTTAATCTTTCTTCACTAGGTTTCTCTTCTTTTTCTTTATTTTCCATAGTTTTAAATTTAGTAAATGCTTTATGAAACTTGGCATTACTTTGATCTTTTATAAACATTTTTATGTTAGGAATTTGTGCTCTCATTCCTATAGCTAGTATTTGATTAAAAACAACTTCAGATATTAATAATGCAACATCCACATTCCATTTACCTTCTGCAAATCCTCCAAATAATATCATACGAGCAATAGCTTCTACAGGTATACCATTTTTTAAAAAGGTAATAACCTGATCTAGCATTTTTTCAGTATGTAATCTATTCCAAACATACTCTGATGCTTCGTCTACAGATGTGAATTGCGGAGCATGCTCCCAAGGATAATTTCCTGGAGTGTTTGTTAAAGATTGTCCAGGTATTGATGCGTCAAATATATTTTCTTTCATTATGTTACCTTCCCTGCAATTTTAATTGCATAGGCATCAGAGTCTGTAAACAAACGTCTTTGCCATAATGCTAGATTTGTTTGTGGGTCAGATGCATCAATGCTTTCTGCTTCTCCTGGAGGAGTACTAGTCTCTATACCCACTTCTAGTGTTTTAGTAGAAGGTGCAGTTATAGATGATCTTGCAGATCCTCCAATACCTGTGTCTCCAAAAGCCATACCTAAACCTTTTGATATAATATTTTCTTTACTAAATATATTCCTAAATATATCCCCTATCATTATGGTGTACCTCCTGCATTTGATCCAAACATACCAGAAGCAAACCTTCCAAGCATTTCGTATAAACTATCCCTTGACTCTTGATCTTGTAAATCAAAAGCTGTTTGTCTTTCTAGTGCAGCTACAGCTAAATTATGCGCTCTATTCATAGAATTTTGAGCAGCTTCATTTGTCCATGATGCCTCATCCCTCCATTGTTGCCACAAAGATGACATAGCAAAATTAGATATACCTAATGCATTTTGTGCATTAGTTTGATTAGCTGCATTAATAGTTGCTGTATTTGCTGTGTTAATTGATCTTCTCCAATTAGCATTAGATTGATCTATAACTTGTTGATTTTGTACATTAAACCTTTCTCTTTGGTCTGCTAACTGAGAGTTAAATTGATTTATTTGTGCCTCTGTTTGTAAATTAGCCTGTTCTATTGCGGTTTCATTATTAGCATTTTGTGCTGCAACTTTATTACTTTCTGATGTAGAAAATTGATTCATAGCATCTGACCTTTGGGCATTAGCTGTAGATACAGATGTTGATAAATTTTTATAAAATTGATCTACTTGATTTTGACTTGTTGCATTAAATTGTGATGCAGCGTTAGAAGCTGCCTGATCTGAAAATAGTTGTGCTTGTCTTGTTTGTAAGTTTTGAAGATTGGCTTGTTGATTATTTGATAGATTAGCCATATCCATTTGAAGATAGGATTGCGCATTTTGAACTGCGGCTTGTTGTCTGTTATTAAGGTTCTGAAATATCATAGCCTTATAAGTATTAGCATCTGCTGCAGCTATAGGTGTTGCAGAGTTCATAATACCTTCTGCTAAAGCTTCTGCATACATACTAGAAGCACCCATGCCTCTTTTAGCCATATTAGCTTCTACTAATTTTTGTGCCCCTCTAGCCCATGCAGGTAAATTTTTACCTTGTGTAACAGCATCTGTGACTTGTTGTTGTAGTCCTTCTAGTTGTCCTGCAACAGTAGCATCACTAGTTATTTGACCTGTTTGAGCAGTCATAGGTTGTGTAATTGCACCTTGTGCTGCTGTCATAGTGGGAGCAGTGCCTACCGTAGTAGCTGTATAATTAGCTGCCACTTGTGTAGCAGGGTCTGCTACTTGAATTGATGTAGCAGGTGTAGTTGCTGTAGCTGTTCCTGCTGTTGCAGTAGGAACTACAGCAACAGGTGTGGTTGTAGAAACTCCTGGTGTAGCTAAAACTTCATCAGTTTGTGCTTGTTGTAAAGAAGGTACCATAACTGCACTTTGTGGCAATAAAGGATTTACTGTTTGTTTTTTAACAAGATCTAAAGTGTCTTGTGATGTTCCTGCTTGTGGTGAAGGAACTACACCTACAGGTAATTGAGCTGCAGGTACTGATTGTGTTGCCATATTACTGATCTCCCATTAAATAAGATTCCATCCACATTATTTTTTCTTTAATAACTGCGATGTCTTGTTGTATTTGTGTTACGCTATCCACTTTTGTTTCTAACGCTTTTACTTTTGTATCAAGCGTTCCATATATAATCCCTACAGCTAAGAGCATGGGTACAAAGCTAAATAAGAATTTTATATCTATTTTCATTATTTCTTCATACTTGCTAGTGGATTTTCTAAAGCTGTTTGAATTTGTTTTAAAATTTTTTCTTCTAATTGAAGCATATCTTCCTCTATAGATTTTATTGTTTCTTTTAAATCGTTTGCATTAGTTCTAGAATCTTCTTTAACTCTTGTTTCTACATCCTCTACAATACTTTCAATTCTTCTCACATCACCCTTTAAATCATTTTTTAATTCTTTTGCAACGGATGCCACTAAATTTACTTCTTCTAATATCATAGATAATTCCCCTTGTAACATAGTTATTTTTTGTTGTACTAATTCTATTCGTTTATCAAATCCACTCATATCTGGGGCTATATATGAATCTATCTTGGCAGACATATCTTGAAATTGTTTCCATGCCTCAAACCCAACATAAAGAGATGAAATAAGAACCCCAAGAGCAGTTATAACTCCAAAAATTTTACCACCTTTAAATTTTAATCCACCAAATTCAGCTTCCATTTATTCTCCTTAATATTGACTATTAACTAGTTCGTTGTGTAATCCATTACTACCTTCAAATAATAAATATTGACCTATATTATTATTAGTTATAACAGAATCAGGTAAAGTTGTATCTGTAAAAAACCCAGGCGCATCTTGCAATACTAAGTTAGTTTCAAAAAAACTTTTAGTATTTCCTAATACTTGCATTACTATTAAAGTTTTTAATTGGTTTGTAGCTTCATATCTACCTTTGTCACCCATTTTTTTCACTATCTTTGTAGCTGCTTTTTGTTTAGCACTTGATTCTTTCTTAGGTTCTTCTTTAATTTCTTTTTTAGGTTCTTCTACTTCTTCAGATTCTGACTTTGATTCAGTTGGTTTGACTTCAGTTTCTTCTGCCTCTTGTTCAATTTTTTCAGGTTTGGTTTCTGCTTCTTCAGTTTTTTCTTGCTGTTTAGGTTGAGTTTCAGACTCTGATTCTGCCATGTCTTCTGTAGAGGTTTCAGTTTTTTCTGATTCATTAGACTGAGTATCCATATCCATTTCCATATCAGGTTTATTTTCCACGGTTTGCGGCATATCCATAGTAGTATCTTCTGTTGTTGTCTCAATAGCTACCTCCATTTGTTGTGGTTCAGGTTTTGGTATATCCATTTCCATTTCAATATCCATTTCAACTGATGCCACAGTTATTTCCATAGGCATTTCCATGTCCATATCTGTAGAAACCATAGATAAAGTAGAGGGCATATCAGTTGACATATCATAATTCATATCCATTTCTATTTGAAACTCCATTTCAAATTCTTGCATTTCTGCTTCTACAGATTCAAAAGAAAAATCATCCATTGGCTTTTCTATTGGTTCAAAGTTAAAAAAATCTGGTTCGTCTATTGGTTCATTTAATTCAAAGATTGTTTCAACAACATCTATAATCTCTTCTGTTACATCACTATTTAAAGCAATATACATTTCAACTGTAGTAATTTGTTGAGTAACAATTGTGTCGACAACATTATATAGTACATTTATAGTTACATCATCAAATAAAGGACCTACTGCAAGATTAACATCCCTTCCACCAATTTCTATAATAAGGGTATTTAAAACTCCACTAAAATCAAAATTACCTGAATACTGTTGGTATCCTGAAGTAACTCCAGATTCAGATAGGATATCAGTTCCTGAAAAGACTTGAATATTATCATTACGACCAGTAATATGCATGTAGATACGATCAGCCGAATCTTGTTTATCTACCTTTATAGTATACTGTGTATTTCCTCCATTGTCAATAGTTAAATCACTTATATCAATAGTTTGTATAAATGTTGTACCCATACCTGCTACACCCATAGCAGAAGTTGTATTTCCACTTCCTGTAATCGTGGCACACTTATCAGTACCTAATCCATAACAAGAACTTCCAGTTGGCATACTTGCAGGTCCTTGTCCCCCCCAGTCCGAATCCATATCCCCTTCTTTAGAAGTGACTACAAAATCACTACCACTTTCTAGTAAATTACCAGAATCTTGATTAGTAACTGTAGTTGTAGTTATGTCGGTAGTTGTAGTGGTTATAGTTGTAATTCCTGTAGAATCAGAAGATGTGTCTTCTGTTATAGTCTCTACTATTATTTCTTCTACACTTGGAGTACATAATCCTAAAGTATTAGTTGGGCAATCTGCTTTTAAGTTATAGTAAAAGGAGCAAAGCAAAACCACTAAGAGTAAATATTTTAACTTTATCATTTCTTTCTTTGTGTACTCCTTGATTTAATTCATTAACCAATGCTTGTTTTTCTTTTTCAATTTTATTCTGTTCTTCTTGTTCTTGTTTTACAAATTCTTCTTCTTTTTTAGCTAATGCTGCAAATACTTGACTACCTTCTGGTACCATATGTGGATTATCTAACCATCCTTGTTTGGCATCTTCACCAATGGCTCCCATGTAGGGACAAAATGTAGCTGCCATCCACATTGCATCAAAAATACGATAGTCAGCACATAATGTACTTACCGCAGCTACTCGCATACCCATACCAAATAAACTACGAGATAATTTAATCATCTCACAATTTGCGTCCTTTATAGTTATTCCTGAACTAATACCTAAGACTTGGGTTTGCACACTTCCAGAATATCCACTGGTACATACATCTGAATTATTAACCACTACGGAAGGACTATTTGCCGTAGGCGGGGTATTATTTGTAACTACAGTCGAACTTACTGTATTCGAATCTGCAGCATCTGCTACTGTAAATGTGCAAGAAGTCAATAATATTATAAGTATAAATATATATTTCACTAATCTACTTTACTCATAGACCTAATAAATTCTACACCCTCTACAGTTTCTATTTGTGCTTCAACTTTAGCACAAGATATTTGTACTGTATTTGCCATATTTCTTTTCATTATTCTTTTCTTTTCAAGACAATCTTTAATACCATCAGTCACAGTATGCTCAATCATAGTACCTTGTGAAAATAATAATAATGCTATAATAATTTTAGTGACCATTTTTATTCTCTCTTATTTTATCTTTTAATTCCTCAACATCATTTTGTAATTTTGAAACTTGGTCTTTTAGAAAATTAATATTAACTGTATTAGACATCATAGATTCCATTTCTTTTTGAATACCATCTAACTGTTCTGCCATAAACTCGATTAACATAAATTGCTCTTGGTCTAAAGGAATTTGGTCTGCTTGTTTAACTAAATCAGCTTCAAATAAAGTTGCTCTAGTTTCTATATTATTTAATCTTTCAATAACTCCAAAGTACGCCCACACACCGACTGCTGTGGCTCCGAGTATGCTAAGAAGATTTCTCATAGGCATACTAATAGAAGTATTATCTGATATTTTCATTATCTCGCTGTAGCAGGTACACCTTTACTACTTACAAATGGATGTTCTGCAAATGCCATGTAGATGTAGGGTGAACCACTTGCGTTTATGTTGCCACTATTACCTCTAAGTTTAAACCCGTTTGATAAAATATCTTCATCAATATTATATTGGTCTGTTTCAGCATCTGATGTATTTGCTCTTATATAATTTGTGATGACATTACTTGTAAATCTAGTTGTATCTATAACAATCCAATCATTTCCACCATCTGATGTTCTTTTTATCATTATCCAAGCAGGTTTAAATCCTGTATAAACGAATGTTCCATTAGTACTACCATTACCTGTATAAGAACCAAACTTTGAGTAGCCCTGTATAGATGTAAAACAATATGCAATTGCTGTCATACCTGCATCTAAAGCCGCACCTTCTGAATGAGAAAACACAGTAGATGTAGGGTTAGTATCTCCAAAATACTCCGCATCAGTAAAAGCATTAGTTAGGTTTAAAAATGTT